TTCAATAACTTCGCAGTCATGACCAACGCCCCATACTGTAGCCCACCGTTCCGGAATATGGTGAAGCTTCATAAGGCTATCTGCCCGCACAATGGCTGGCGCGGCAACCAAACTGACCAACCCGGTTAAAAACCCACGCCTAGATGCTTGCATGTTATCCCCCTCAGATGTTTCACGTGAAACACATAGGCTTAAGTGTGGAGCGGATGGCGGGGATCGAACCCGCGACATTTTGTTTGGAAGACAAAAACTCTACCTCTGAGTTACATCCGCAAAACCGTTACCCAGACCATCCAGGCACCCCCTGACTTGCTGGCACGGTTAACACCAGCAAGGCATTTATGTGGTGGGCTGGGCGAGGGCTCCAGCATCTTGGCTACTGATGATCAAGCAGCGCCTCACTGGTCGTTCCCAGCCACCAACTTGTACCTAACACGCAAATGTTTCACGTGAAACATCAGTAGCAAGTGGTATTGCAGTATGACCCTGTGCAACAAGTTGTGCAGGTTGTGGTCTTCCCATTGATATAGTAGGTGTTGGTTGTGCATGAAGCATAAGCTACAGCAGGAAGCATTGTCATGCCTAAGATGACGATGATAATTTTGCGCATTGCGTTTCCCATTCAATGACAAGAAGACCATAGCATATTTCGCAACCTCAAACTATATTAATCTTGAACAGGGGGCTATTTAAGTTATGACCACTCTCAATCTTGATGGCCAGCAAATTGACATTGAGCGCCAGCTACTTGAGCTGGATCGAGTAGACTGTGAAGAGAGCCTCTACAAGTTTCTCAAGCATGCCTGGAAGCACATTGACTCGTCACCTTTTACCGAAGGCTGGCCCATTGAAGCTATAGCGGAACACCTTCAAGCTGTAGCTGATGGCGAGATCCGCAGACTGATTATCAACATCCCGCCACGTATGGGCAAGTCGTCTATTACCTCGTGCGCGTTCCCAGCTTGGGTATGGGCGCAACCTCATGCCAGCCCTACTTCTGGCGCGGGAGTGCAGTTCCTCCATGCATCCTACGCTCAGCAGTTGTCCCTGCGTGATAGCGTCAAATGCCGCCGCCTCATTGAAAGCCCATGGTACCGAGAACTTTGGGGCGACAGGTTTAAATTAACATCAGACCAAAACACCAAGGGGCGTTTTGACAATGACAAAAATGGCTCGCGGCTCTCAACCTCGGTGGGTTCTGCTCTTACGGGTGAAGGCGGGTCTATCATTGTCGTCGATGACCCCAATGCAGCACAAGAAGCTTTCTCCGAAGCTACCATTGCCTCTACCATCGAATGGTGGGACAGCGCGCTCTCAACTCGTCTCAATGATCCAAAAACGGGAGCGTTCGTCGTTATTCAGCAGAGACTGTCGGAAGAAGATCTTACAGGACACATTATGTCTAAAGACGAAGGCGAGTGGACGCACCTCTGTCTGCCAATGAGATATGAGTGGTCAAGGCATAGTTATACATCTATTGGATGGAATGATCCCCGTGGATGCGATGATGATGGGGAGCCTCTTGTTGAGATTGCCAATGATGGAGAACGCATAGCCGTCACTCCCGATGCGCAAATTGAACTTGATGACCGCGAGGGAACTCTGCTTTGGCCAGATCGATTTGGCGAAAGTGAAGTGACGATCCTTGAAAAGCAGCTTGGCCCGTGGGCTGCCGCTGGTCAGCTTCAACAACGCCCTGAGCCCAAAGGTGGCGGCATTATTAAGCGGGAGTGGTGGAGGCCATGGGAGTCCGCAAACTTTCCCAATATGGATCTGATTATTGCTACGCTAGACACCGCATATACAACCAAAAGCCAGAACGATCCGTCAGCCATGACAGTATGGGGCGTATTTTCTAGCGATGTTTCTGTTCAAGCTCCCAGTCATGCAGGTAGCAGACACGGGGACCGCATGGACTATGCACGTCAGTATACGGAAACCGCGCCAAGGGTTATGCTTATGTATGCCTGGCAAGGTCGCTTTGAGCTGCATGATTTGGTTCTTAAGGTTTCAGAAACTTGTCGGCGGATGAAAGTGGACACGCTTCTCATTGAGAATAAAGCCGCTGGGCATTCTGTAGCGCAAGAAATCCGCCGGATGTACGGGCATGAAAAGTTTGGCGTCCATATGTTTGACCCCAAATCCCAAGACAAACTGGCGCGGCTCTATTCGGTTCAACATTTGTTCGCAGAGGGGCTAGTCTTTGCCCCTATCCGGCAATGGGCTGAAATGGTTATTTCTCAAGTTGGGCAGTTTCCCAAAGGCAAGCACGACGATTTGGTTGATACCGTAAGCATGGCTATGAGGCATTTGCGAGAAACGGGCGCAATTATGCGTGGTGATGAATTCCAGGCAGACGTCAGTGACGGGTTGTTGTTTAAGGGAAACAATCAGTATTCGCCACTCTATCCAGTTTGACCCGTTTCCTGTAAGATCTCCCATGCTAAGAAGGATTTGCTATGACCCAGGTGCTTGCCAGCGCAATTGTGGATGTTATCACCCCCAATACGCCAGTCCGTATAGGTAACTTTAGGGTCGAGGTTTGGGGCCAGGCCCCTTATGACTACGTTCGCCACTATGAAATTATGGCGCAATCCGATAATGTGGCAGCTCAAGAAGGCCTACAGCGCTTCACTGAAGAAATGGAAGCCCTGAACCTTAACAAGGAATAACCTTCATGCCGATGACACCAGGCCTTATGGGAAACATTAGGCAAGCGCCGCCAGAGGAAGAGAACCTTGGCGACGGTGATGTCATTGTCGAGATCATTGACGATGGTCATGATACCGAAAAAACCGACAAAGACGGGGCTATCCTTGAAATTGAGCACTCAGATGGCTCGATTACTATTTCCCTGGATGGAAAACCCATCAATGACAACCGTCAAGAGCGCGACGAAACCGATTGGTACCGCAATCTGGTCGATGATGTCGCCGATAGCCACCTTAATGACATTGCCCAAGAACTTTTGAGGGGCATTCGCGATGATATCTCCAGCCGCAATGACTGGATTGAGGACCGTGCGCAAGGAATTAAGCTTCTTGGTCTTAAAATTGAGATTCCCGGCTTGCAGGGTAGTGGTGATGGAGCCCCTATTGAGGGTATGAGCAAGGTTCGCCATCCGTTGCTGCTTGAAGCAGTGTTGCGGTTCCAAGCAAATGCGCGTTCTGAGCTGTTGCCCACCGATGGGCCAGTTAAAATTCGCAACGACAACAACAACGCTACCCTTCAAAATGACCAATTAGCCAATGCGCTTGAGAATGATCTTAACCATTACTTGACCGCAACCGCTACGGAGTATTATCCCGACACGGATCGCATGCTTCTCATGCTTGGCTTTGGCGGAACCAGCTTTAAGAAGGTATATTTCTGCCCGCTGCGCAATCGCCCGGTGTCTGAAAGCGTCGATGCGAACGATTTGATCGTCAACAACTCAGCGACAGACCTTCGCAACGCAAAAAGGATCACTCATCGGTCCTATATGCGCCCCAGCACCGTCAAGAGGCTTCAAATCCTTGGCGTTTACAAGGATATTGACTTATCAACCCCTAAAGCCCCGGATCTAGACAGCGTTCAACGCGAAAAAAACTCCCAGCAAGGTATTAGCGCCGAATCAATGAACCCGGATGATCGTGATCGCGAGATCTATGAGGTTTATTGCGAGTTAGACCTTGTTGGGTTTGAACATAAGCACAAGAAAAGGCAATCTGGGTTAGAAATACCCTACATCGTAACCCTTGATGTATCTTCCAATCAGGTTTTGTCCATTGTTCGCAATTATGCGGAAGATGATCAGGAGCTTCCGGTGGCAAAACGCCGGTTTGTAAAATACACCTTTGTCCCCGGCATGGGTTTTTACGACATCGGGTTGCTGCATATTCTTGGCAATACTACAAATGCTATTACAGCGGCTTGGAGAGAGCTTTTGGACGCCGGGATGTACAACAATTTTCCCGGTTTTCTTATGGCGGATACTGGAGCCCGGCAGAATACCAACATATTCCGCGTCCCTCCTGGCGGGGGTGCTTTGGTCAAGACCAATGGCATGCCCATTAACCAAGCTATCATGCCTTTGCCCTATAAGGAGCCTTCTGGCGCTCTAATGAATCTTGTCGTTCAGATGGCTGAGACGGGCATGCGCGTTGGCGGCACGTCTGAGGTCATGGTGACTGAAGGCAAGCCTGATGCGCCCGTGGGTACCACACTGGCCATGATTGAGCAGGCCCAAAAGGTTCTTAACTCGGTTCACAAGCGCCTCCATGCAGCTCAATCGGAAGAATTTGAAATGCTGGTTGAGTGCTTCAAGGATCATCCTGAGAGCTTCTGGCAGAAGCGCCGCAAGGCTGCGTATCCGTGGGACGAAAAGACATTCTTGGATGCTCTTGAGAACTACTATTTTGTCCCGCAAGCTGATCCCAACACGTCAAGCCAGACCCAGCGCCTGATGAAGGTTCTGGCTCTGAAGCAGTTAGTGGCGTCTAACCCGTCGCTCTACGATCCCATTGCGGTCGATACAGCGGCTTTGCAGGCGTTGGGTTGGTCTAACCCGCAACAGTTTATGATCCCGCCGTCTGCGCAGGGCAAGCCCCCGCCAGAGCTTATGCAAGCCATGGCTAAAGCCCAGAATGACAAGAGCAATGCTGCCGCTCGCATGATGGACAGCCAGACACGGGCGCAGGAGTCTCAAGCAAAAATCCAGTTGGATCAACAGAGGCTTCAAATGGAGACAGATCGCAATCAGGGCGATCCCGCCAAAATGGCACAGGTCCAGACGCAGCAGATGGAAATCCAACAGCGCGCTCAAGATACGATGTTTGATGCTATCAACCGCAAGCGTGACCGCGAGAGCCGCGAGCGTCTTGCCGCTATCAAATTAGCTGAAGAAGTCATGCGTAACCCTGATGGGCTAGCTACAGCTCAGCAGTTAGTAGACCCCGCAATGCTTCAGCGTCTTGAGGGCAATGAGCCAACTCTTGACGGCACGAAGACTGGAGAACTGTAATGGCTTTTGGTCTTCCCTCCGCAGAACAAATGCGTGACTATCTTATCAGCCAGGGGGTTGACCCGGCTGTTGCGGCTGAACGTGCTAATGTTGCTGCTCGCCAGAATGCTGCGCAGGCAGCGCGTACTTCTGCTCTCAGCTTGGCTGCCGGTGCTGCACCCGCACGTGCGGCTGGCGCGGCTGCTGCTGAAGCTGCTCCGGCAATTGCCCGCTCTGCCATGGGTTTAGGCGAGAGAATTGCCGCTGCGCCGCGCCAAGCATTTGAGTTCTTAACAAGGCCAGCAGAAGTTTTAAGAAACCCGTCAACTGGCAATCTGATCCAAAATGTTGCTCCCCGCACAGGCGCGCCTTTGCCAAGACCGGATCTTAAATGGGGAAGCAAGATCCCTGTATTTACTCCCGCTCAGCGCGCTGCACAGGGCACTGTTGGAGGTTTAGCCCTTGGCGCGGGCGCTACTGGCGTTGGTGCGTTGGCTGACCGACCCACTGCTGCACCAGAGGTCCAAGGGCCTCCAATGCCCCCTAATTATCCTGATATGCCAGAAGTCCAAGGGCCTGCTGAGTTTCAGGGGCCTCCTGAAATGCAGGGGCCTCCAATGCCCACAGCGGCACAGCAGGCTGCACAAGTTGCAAGGCAACGTATGGCATCAACCAGAGAAGTTGGAGACCGCGCTGGTTTGCCTCCTGCTCGCCCTCGTGACGATTCTAGCGTTTTGTCTCGCATCTTCTCTGGCGGGGATTACCAGTCTAACAACGAGTTGGTTAACAAGCCGATGGGTGGCGCTCCGGTAAACTGGGGCAATCCTGAAAGTGCTGCCGACTTCTTTCGTGCTGACAAAGCCCTTATGGCTAAGCGCAAAGAGGAAGAGGGCATGAAACGCGGTGGCGCGGCTAATGCTAAGCCAGATTCTCTCCACAAAGCTCTTGAAATCATTCACCATCTTCTCATGACCCGCTGAGGATCTTTGCCATGAAGCGTCCTACTTCCGTCAGCGAAGCCCTGCGCCTAGCCCGCAAGCGTTACGCTGACGGCGGTAGCCCCATTTTTGCACCGACAAGCTATGATGAGCTTCTTAAAAACATAGCTGCGCAGAAAGCCAAGGCACTGCCTGATGTCCCTGGGCTCAGGCGAGATCCCGCGCAAGTAGTGAAGCAGCCTACAATCCGTACTGGTCAGCCAGCTACTTCTACATCAACCCCGGTAGTAGATG